AAAGAAGAAGAGCGAGCGCAACTGATTCACGAGAAAGAGGTCGCAAGGCTGACTTATCAAACCAAACTGCGAACCGATGCAATAGAAAAGCAGAAGAAAGATGCAGAAGATTTGAGGGCGATGGATTTGGCAGCCAGTCAAGAAGCCGAGAATTTTCGCTTGGCTAAAATTGGCAGGATAAACGATGAACTCGCAAGGGAAAAGGCTTTACGAGATGAGAAACTTGCAATCCTTCGAGAAGAGAAAGCCGAAAGAGAGGCAGACCTGAAAAAGAGATTCACGGATGCGGACGAGTTTGCTAAAGCCTACATCCTACTGACCGAGGAAATGCGACTTAAAGAGCAAGGCATTGCTGAGGATAGTGCGAAAAAGATTGCGGAAATTGAACGCAATCGTAGGCAACAGGACTTGCAGATGGCCTCCGAGGCCGTTGGTGCGCTTGGTAATTTGCTGACCGCTGGCTTGGGCAAGTCCGAGAAAGACCAACGCAAAGCCTTTGAGATAAACAAGAAGGCCAGCATGGGTCAAGCCCTTATCAATACCTTCATGGCCGTAACCGCTGCCCTGACTGCTGGAGGGAACCCGATTAAACTCGCAACGGGTCGTCAGTTCGTTGACGCAGGTATCGCCCTTGCAGCAGGGTTGGCACAGGTTGCGAAAATCAGCAAGACGCAGTTCCAAGGGAGTTCAGCAAGCGGAGGCGGTGGTGGGTTGACTGCCGGGGGTGGTGAAGGAGGCGAGGTTGCACCTCCTCCCATCTTCGCAAACCCTCAAACAACTATGCTTGGAACCGATGGTGCTGCAATGGGCCAAGGCCAAGGATCATCGCCAATGCGAGCCTATGTCGTGGAACGGGACATCACTCAAAGCACTCGCAGGGTTCGGAGGTTGGAGGAATTTGCAACTCTTGGAGCCTAACCACATTTACCTGCATGGAACTACCCATTTACAGGATGACCGTAGACGAGGTCGATGAAGGGGTCCAATTCGTGGCCCTCACCGATATGCCCGCCATCGAACGGCCATTCCAAGCCTTCGCAAAGACACCACAAAAGTTCACCGAAACAGGCGAACGCAGGGTCCTGACTGGCCCTCTCATGCTTGCAGACACCCCCATCTTTCGCAAGGACGAAACCTATGGCGAATACTACGTCGTATTCGACAAAGCCACCATCCGCAAAATCGTGCAGAAGTACTTCAAGCAAGGCAACCAGCACAACGTCAACGCCTACCACAACGCTGAACTGGATGGCGTGTTCATGTTCGAGTCCTACATCACCGACTCCGAGCGTGGCATCATGCCACCCAAGGGCTACGAGGATACTCCTGACGGATCTTGGTTCGGTTCCTTCAAGGTTGAGAATGACGAAGTGTGGGACAACCGCAACCTGTTCCGGGGTTTCTCCGTTGAGGGCCTGTTCGGGATGGACAAGACCGAATCCGAAATGGAGGTCGCACTCGCTGGCCTTGCTGACGAATTAACCGCTTTTTTGCAACATATCCAACCCACCTACAAATCCCACTAACTATGAACCTGAAAAACGCAATCGAATCCCTGCGGACGGAACTCCGCAAATTCAGCACCCAAAAGCAGTCCTTCGCTGACTACAAGTTGACCGATGGCACGGTTGTCCGTGTTGACGGGGACCTCGTTGCCGGGACTTCCGTTTACGTTGTAGCCGAAGACGGCACACTACCTGCCCCCGATGGCGAACACGTTGTCGAAGGCGTTGGCACGATCAAGACCGAAGGAGGCAAGATCGTTGAGGTCATCGCTGCCGAAGTAGCGACCCCGGTCATCGAGCCGTTGCCTGTTGCTGCTGAAATCACTCCCGAAGTTGCCGTTGAGGTAACCGAAGAAATCAAAGACGCTTATCCTGCCATGACCCCCGAAGTCGTTGAGGCCATCGTCGCCAAGCACCTTGGAGCCATCATGGAAGAACTCAAGGCAGCCTATGCCGAGATGGGAAAGATGAAGGAGAAAATGTCCGCATTCGCATCGCAGGTTGAAACCATGGCCGATATCGTTGAGAAAGTCAGCGAACTCCCAGCCGAAGCCCCCAAGGCCAGCGGTTCTGCAATCGTCGAGCAACGCAAGGCCCAAGCCTCGCAGAACTTCAACGCTCTCGCACAAGCACTCCAATCACTCAAAAAAAACTAAACCCCTAAACCCCCACCACTAACCATGGCATATTCGTTCACAGGATTAACCTCCTACACCGACCAAGAGAGGCTTCCTCTCATCACCAAGGCCGTGTTCTCGGCCCGTTCAGCAGCCCTGTTCACCAAGCAGGTGGGCATCAAGTTTGCTGCTGCCCTCAACCTTATGGACACCGATGCACAATTGCAGAGCGGTGATGCTTGCGGTTACACAACTTCAGGCACGACTGCCTTCACCCAGCGGAATATCACCGTTGGACGCATGAAGGTGCAGGAAACCTTGTGTCCTCGTTCTTTGGAACAATACTGGATGCAGACCCAGTTGACCGCTGGCTCTACCTACGATAGCGTTCCTTTCGAGCAGGCTTTCTCCGAGCAGAAGGCTCTCCGTATCGCAGAAGCGTTGGAGAACGCAATTTGGAAGGGCAACACCTACTTTTCAGGTGTCAACCAACTTTTGAACGCTGCATCGGGTTCTACGATCAGCGGTAACACAGGAGCGGTTTCTGCGTCCGTTGGTGTTACCACAGGCAACGCAATCGCCATCTTTGACGGCATCTACAACCAAATCCCACAGGCCATCTTGACTAAGACTGACCTCGTAATCTTCTGTGGTTGGGACAACTTCCGTACCTTGCTTGGTGCGTTCAAATCAACCGCTAACGTCCTGTACAACCAAGTTGACTTGGCTGGCCTTGCTGACGGGGACATCATGTATCCCGGCACAAACGTCCGTGTCATTGCAGTCCCCGGCTTGACTGGAACGAACCGCATCGTTTCTTCGTACCTCGGTAACTTCTTCTACGGAACCGACCTTTTGAGCGACGAGGAGCAGTTCTCGATTTGGTTCAGCAAAGACAACGACGAAGTCCGCTTCCAAGCAGCCTTCAAAGCAGGTGTCCAAATCGCTTACCCCGACTTGGTTGTTGACTTCCGCTTGACCTAATGTGTAGGGGGGAGGGAAACCTCCCCTCACTTTTTTGTTCTCTTGAAACTTAAACCCCAAATACACATATGTCCTGCGCACTAACAACTGGTTACACACTCGGCTGCCGTGATTCAGTCGGTGGCATCAAAGCAATTTACGTCCAAAACTGGATTTCTACCGGGTCCTGCAACGCTAACCTTTCAGGTGCGGTTACGGGGTTCACCGGGTACAATGCAAGCGGTTTTTTTGAATACGACTTGACTAAGGCGACTTCGTCCATGACGGAAACGCTGAATGCAAGCATGGAGAATGGCACAATCTTCTACTCACCGGAGGTTACATTCACCATCAACAAAATGCAAGTCGCAGTCCGCAATGAACTCCGTTTGCTCGCTCGTAGTAAAGTCATCGTCATCGTTCAAGACAACAACAGTCGTTACTGGTTGCTGGGTGCTATAAATGGCCTTGAGGCAACCGCTGGAACCGCTGGAAGTGGTACTGCATTCGGCGACCGAAACGGCTACGAAATAACGCTTTCCGGGATGGAGCCTGACCCGATGTTCCTAATCGCATCAACAGTCTTTACACCATCGACTACGCAGATACTCGGTTCGTAGTATCTTCGCATCAGGTTTTCATCATCTGAGGTTTGAGAGGGGCAGTCAGCAATGGCTGCCCTTCTTATTTTTACGGCCATGAAGATTTGCATTGTCTATAACGCCCATCCAACCGGGTGCAGTTACTACCGCCTCGAAATGCCGAACGCATACTTGGGCGACAACTACCCGGAGTTCGATTACGTCTGCGTTGAGAACATCACCACCATCAGCGACGAGGGGCTTCGTTCGATTGACCTGTTCCTGTTCAGCAGGCTTTGGTGTCAGGGAACCATGGAGCAAGTCGAAAATGTTTACAAAGCCCTGACCCAATACGGAGCGAAAGTCATCCTTGACTTGGACGATTACTGGGTCCTTGAGAGTGGCCACATCATGTACCGTCACTATCACCAAACCAAACTCGCAGAGGTCATCCGTAAGCACATCAAATTGGCTGATTGGGTAACTTGTACCACCGAGCATCTTGCTGCTCGCATACGGCCTCTAAACGCCAATGTGAGCATCTTGCAGAATGAGCCATACGAAGCCTATCAGCAGTTCATTCCCAACCCCGACGAAGAACCCGACAAGCACCTCGTCAAGTTCGGTTGGTTCGGAGGGGCGCAGCACGGAGAGGACATGGAAATGCTCCGTGAGGGGATGCAGAAACTACGCTGGGACGCAAACTTGGATGGCAAGTACAGGCTCTATTTGGGAGGGTGGAACGACAACAACCCGGTGTATGAAGGCTACGAAAAGATAATTAGCGACCAAGGGAACAACCCGAACTACGGACGCATTCAGGCTGCTGACATCTACTCGTATGTCGGTGGCTACAACTTCGTGAACGCTACCCTTGCACCGCTCCGGGACACCAAGTTCAACAAACTCAAGTCCGAGTTGAAGGTGGTGGAGGCCGGGTGGATGAACAAGGCCATCATTGCATCCGAAACCATCCCCTACACCGACGTAATCAAGCACGGGGAGAACGGGTTTCTCGTTCCCTACAACAAACCCAAGGACTGGTACAAGTACATCAAGCAGTTGATCCTTGACCCCGACCTGCGGAAAGGCTTGGCTGACAACCTCACGAGGGACATCAAAAAGCAGTTTAACGTGGCCGAAACCGCCAAGAAGCGAGCCGAACTATACAGGCAGATTGGGCGCAAATTGTGAAATTCGGGGGCATCGCACATTTACAAGCAGATGCTTTACCTAAACCCGAACACGACCAACACCCTGACGGTTACTTGGACCGAGCGTTCCAGCACGGGGGACCGCTACATCTTGCGACTTACGAGCATTGCCAAGAACACCACGACGGACTTTACCCTGCTGAAATCCGCAAACCTTTCTTCCTATACCAACCGCTATGACCAATTTTCGATTGCCGTGGGGTCGCTTGAAACAGGCTCGTATAAGTATGAAGTTTACGATACCAATAGCACGGTTGCCGCTGCTTTGGCGGTCGTTGAAACGGGCTTGGCATTTATACAAACCGCAACGATAGGCTTCAACACCTACGCCAATACGATTACTTACAATGTTTACGAGGCATCCGACGAGGGTGTCTTTGACCTAACCTTTGACTCAACTTTCGCATAATGAGCGTACAAACACGAAGCCAACTCCAAGCGAGTGCCTTAACCATTACCAACGAAACCGCTGCCGGGGCGAACACCGCATCCCGTGTTGGTGGCTTGTTCGACGACCTTGCAGACACCGCAACGCTTGACAGGGAACGAGGCTTTGCGAACCTTTACCTCGATACCGACACGGCCTTCACTCCGACGCAGGGGCAAAGAGTCAAGTTGACAAGTACGATGAAATCAGGCGTTTTGTCAACCTACAATTTCTCACGAACCACCAACTCGCTGACCTATACAGGCACAACGAATGCGACCCTTCGCATCGCTGCATCTATGGTCTTGGCGCAGAATAACAACACGCAAATCAAGGTTTACATCGCTAAGAACGGCACAACGATTGACCAGTCAATGACGGAAAACACGACGAGTCATAGCAACGGCCATGCCATTTATACGGAGGCATACGTTACAGGTGCGGTCAACGATGAGTTCACCATCTACATCAACGCAATCGATAGCGGTGGAAGTATCACGATTTCAGCCCTTTCATTCACAGTTCACACGCTATGAGTAATAAATCTACTCAACACTTCACCCAATGGTTGGGGATAGAACATAAGGTCCCCGTGATGTTGGAGAATCGCTCCGGCAAATACATCACCTACGGCTTTGCCAACGAATACCCCTACTACCTTCTTGACAACTATCGCAGATCCTCAAAGCACAACGCTATTGTCAACGGCAAGGTGAACTACATCATGGGCGGAGGCTGGCAGGCAGGCGACAACCTGACCGTAGAGCAGCAGGCCCGGTTCATCAAGTTTTTTGACGGACTTTCCAGCACCGAGGACCTCAACGATATTACCGAGAAACTGGTCCTTGACTTGGAACTATTCAACGGCTTTGCGGTCGCAGTTACTTGGTCCAAACTTGGCACGATTGCGAAGATGGAGCATGTTCCCTTTGAGAAAATCAGGGTGGACAAGGAAGAAAAGATGTTCCAAGTCGCTGACTGGTACAACGACGACATGATGCAGTTGTTCCCGAAGGTCGGGGACATCGAAAAAATCCCTGCATTCGACCCGGAGAATCGCCTCGGAAAGCAGTTGTTCTACTATCGGGTGTACGCAGCAGGCGTTAAGCACTACCCGCTCCCGGAATACATCGGGGGGAACGCTTGGATTGAGGCAGACGTGCAAGTGGCGAACTTCCACAACAACAACCT